TTCAAACTGGGTCTTGTTGTTATATTGATTTATAGAAACCATTAAATGTTTTAATGGTAATTCCGTATTGGATTGATTAAAATACTGCGTATTCAAGTAGGTTACCAATGTATCATTGTCATAGTTTCCATCAGGAATAACTATATTATAAATGCTACAAGTATTACATAATGTTAATTCTATTGTAAACATATTATTTTTTTTAATATGTGAAAATAAAAACCAAGAATTGGGTATTTCAACCGAAGCCAGTTTCATTGACACCACATTTTTAAATTGTTTTGGTAAGACATATACATAATTACATGGATTGCTGTTGTAATATTTTTCTCTAAAGCAACTGTCAATATGTACATTCACTAAATTGGTGATGCGTTTAATAGAATTGATTGTCCCGGAAACAAGTTTATTTTCAAATGTATTTGTAATAGGCGTATTGGATTTATCATTTACTAATGGTTGCGCTGGCGTCAAACTTTTAATATCAAGAATATTATTATTATTATTATTCAATTCATCTTCTTTTTCTATTTTTTCCAATATTTTATTTAATAAGTAACTACTACTGCTAATAGCTTCAAAATTATGATAGTTTTTTATCAAACTAATAATATAATTATCGTCTTCTCTACAAGATAAATAATATATATCATTTATTTTCATATAATCACGGTATTTGTGTATACAAGATAAAATCATGGCTATTTTTTTAAAAAGTGTCACAATATCCTTGTGTTCATTGTTTGTTAAAGTATTGACCTTTTTCATCATTTTATTAAGTTCATTAATATCATCTTCGGATAAATTTGGTGATACTTTGAATAAGTTGGTCATATCATCAAAGCTATAATTTTCAATATTGGTGTCTATGTTATCCATACTATACTTGATAAATATTTATTTTTACACCTTCACACCGACAAATGAAAGACGAAGGTGTATAAATAGGTAGACAATGTATATATTATGGTTTATACCTATAATTGTTTTTATCGTTTGCGTTTTTAGGCATTGAAGCTGTGAAATTAATTAAATAAGGCAATCTAATATTTAAATTATCTACCGACTTATACATACTTTTAACATATAAATTTAATATAGCTATATAATTAGTGGATGCTGCGTTAACCGGTAACCCTTGCGCTTGACATAAAGTAGGTATAGGATTATAACTGTTATCGTTTGCTATTGTAACGCCGAGAGCCTCATACATGTTAAAAAAATCATTTATGGTAATGAGCGAAGGACCTTTAATATACATTTTTTGTATATTTTTACTATTGTAAAATAGGTCACATATAGTTTGTGTTTTTGTTTCTTTACCTTTACCTTTACATCCACAAGATGATGAATCATTTTGTTTACCTTTACACCCACAGGATGTTGAAGTATCTTCACAAAGTGCTAGTTGTTTTTCTTTATTACATATAATTACATTAGTATCAGTATTAAAATTAAATATGGTTTTTAGTTTACTTATATGTTTTGTAAAATAAAGTGTAGACTCTACACTCCAACATTTTTGAGGCATTGAACATTCATATAAACAATCTAGTGTAGACATTAAATTAAAAGTATTACCATTTACATCTACTTGTTTATTAAGTACAATATAATTCGCTAAAGTGGATGAATTAATAACATTAGGTTGGTTTATAACATTACAATTTAAATTTAAAAACCCATTATTGTTGAAAAATAGTGTATGAAAATCTATATAAGATATAGGCACACACGATAAATCAACATAATGCGTTTTAATCTGAAATCCTTTTTTGCCTATACATCTGTCATATAAAATAGCAAAATCAATGCCTACAATATATGGGATATCTGGATATCTTGTCCATGAAGATGGTAATAAACATATTAAATTTTTAATTGTTGCTGTTTCTACACTATCAATGGGGCCAAATGTATATGTACCATTTGCACTTACATCATTAAAAATTGCTTCACCAATACAATTTAAATTTGATGTATTATTTAACACAACTGTTGACAATGAAGAACAACCCCGAAACGCTGTATCTCCAAGAAAGGATAGAGCGTCTGGCAAAATAATACTTGTTAATGACGTACATCTATAAAAGGCATCAATATTTATTTTATTAATAGTAGGACATAGTGTTATTCCTTTTAATGATGTAAAATTTATAAAGGCATTTATACCTATTTCATATATCGTTTCAGCTAAAAATACACTACTAATGTCAGTTATTGTATATAATGTATTGGGTGATTGAGAATAATTATAGGCTAATATAACATTTTGTATATCATTTTCTTGGATAACTTCGCCACTATTAAAAGATATATCAACATTATTATTAAAAGTAATGGTATTCATTTTATATAAATAACTACAATATTAATTATATAAAATGAGGTGGGTTGATGTACTGTTTTGTATATAAATTTATAACGTATGAATAGAGGAATATAAATAAGCAGTATATCTGCCATATGGTTTAATATTGGAAGGAATGATACTATTAGGAAAGTCAACATTATTAGTGTAAGGCATACCGGTTGTATCAACTGTATCATATAATAATTCAGGACTACGGAGTTGAGTTGTTGGGACAGTACCATTATCCACATAATTGATCCAAGGCCATATATTTCCTAGGGGTTCATCAATACCATCAACCATATTAGGTCCGCCCGCGGCCGTGGCGGGTTTAACTGAATTAAAATTTATTAAAAATGGCCATTTGACTTTAATATCTTTTACACCTGGCGTACAACTGCGAAAATTGGCTGTTATGAGAGCATTTACTAACCCGGTGTAAATAATTCTCACTGGTGGGTCTGATGCAAGCCCTTGCGGGTCTAACGGTAATCCAGTAGCAGAGTCAATCGTTAAACCTTGAGCTTGCAAATTATCAAAAAAATCATCCAATGTTATAGAGCATTTAATATTGCATTGATTGCCAACATCAGTTAAATATTGTATACCACCCAACGTAGTAGTAAATTCAATAACACTGCACGGGTCCCAACATTCGATCGGAACTTCTAAATCATGCACATATCCAGCGGTTATAGTTTGAGCTAAATTGAAAACATTGTCATACGTCCAACCAAAATTGGCATTTTCACTGCTAAAGGATGAATAAACGACCTGGCGGTTAAAATTTGCTAAAAATTGTTGCCATATAGAGCCAGATACTCCGTTAAGTGGGATAAACTTATCCGTTTGTCTATAAAACATTGCCTGAAAAGAAGCATATGCTAAATATGTTGGAGAAAGTTCTATAATATGTGAATCTTCTTCCTTAATCGTATTTATCTTTTGTTCTAAAACAGCTACGTTTACTGTTATTCCAGTGAAATTCGTATCATTGGTATACGATGGAATACGGCAATCGCATGCTTTATTACATTCCTCTGATGTATCGTCGCAAGAACAACTCATTTTATAGTATAAGTAAATATTAAATATTAAATATTAAATATTAAATATTAAATATTAAATATTAAATATTAAAGACCTAATTATTATATAATTTATATTATTTATATAATGATATTATTACGCAATTATATTATAGATCTTCTAATTTAGATTTGACTTTTTCTTCAATTTCGTTAAATGTTATATATTCTTTTTTAATTATATCAGTTATGTAATCTATAATTTTTTTATCGTAAGCAAATTTATCCGGCTTTCCAATAATTAAATTATATAGCTCATAAGGTGGACTCAATCGAATTCTCGGAACTTTGTACATCAATTGTGCTACATTTCCATTTGTATTAAACAAATTATTCTCGAGATTTTCCAATTCATCTGTTGTATCAATAGTAGTTTTGATAATGAGTAACATATTTTCATATAAGAGCAATGTTTCGTCTTTAGTTATTGTATAATAAGATTGCAGTCGATTAATCGTATTTGTAATATTATATGCATTTTGTCTTAATATTTTCCACTGCTTCGACATAATAGGTGTAATAAAACTATCAAAAATATACTTTTTAAATTTTACTACATAATATGGTGTTGTTGTGCTTTTTGAATAAGAGGATGATTTACCTGTTAAATTTAAATGATTAATATGATGTTTTCCTGTTAATGATAATGTTGTGGTCATAATAGAGTGTGATATTATTTTTACCCGCCGCAGTTACACGATTTTTTAGTGTGATTTATTTCACGGTGATTTATTTCACGGTGTTCTGTATTATTATAACTATTGAAACTATTAATAGTATTTGAATTATATGGCTTTTTCTTAATTGAATGATATGCTGATCTGTCATAGCCTAAAATATATTTACATTTATTTATTTGGCTATTATTACAATTTACAGATGAAAAATGTCCTGGATAATCATGACAGCAACAATTCGTATGTTTTCTTTTAATACCATCGGTGCCATTTTCATGTTCATTTTTATTTTTATTTTTATCATCTATATTTTTTTTATAGTGAAATTGATCCATCGTGTATATCATATTAAAATATTTTATATAAAATAATATATAAAATATTATATAAAATAAATAAATAAATATTTATTTATAAATCCATAACCCAACATCGTACACGGTTCCGTTCTTTAATTACTGCTTGTAGAACGTCACTGGGTATTTCATTCGCAATCATATATTGGGCAAACGCATTAATATCTTTTGGAAAACAAGCACCGCCAAATGAAATACGATTATCATGTCCAGGTACATTTGTATGGTGTGAATCAATCCAGCCGTTTTTCAACATTAACTCTTTAATAGTGTTGTAGGGAATGTTCATTTTATCACATAATAAATAGACTTCTGTAAAATAGTGGATTTTCGTAGCATAAAAACTGTTACAGGCTAATTTTGCAATAGCTGATTCTTCTGATGTGCATACTGATATATCCGCCAAGGGAAATAGTTTTTTATAAAAGTGTTGTACAGTGTTGATATAAGAAATCGATTGTGTAGTATGACCCAGTATAATATGCGTTTGATTTGAAAAGTCTACTACTGCTGTACTAGCACTTAAAAATTCCGGATTATGAATTATGTTTAAATTTGGATACACTTTATTTTTATCAGAACAATAAGTCGGTAATACGGTTGATTTCATTAATATAATTCCAGTGAAATTCTGTTTTGACAGCTCGTTCAGAGTAGAATCTATTTCTGTCATATCATATGTTTTAATTTTTTCATCATAATTGGTCGGTAGACATATAAATAAAATATCGCTATTTAACAACCACTCGAACTTATTCAAGTTTTTATATTTATCATATACGCGTAAGGTAATGCCAAATTGTGTTAATAAAAATTGTAAAATAGCATTGCCTACAAACCCACAGCCACAAATACCTACTTGTATCATTCTATATACAACTACAACTTTTAAAAAAAGTTGGGCAAAATCTACTTGAAAAAGTTGGGCAAAACAACTTTTAAAAAAAGTTGGGCAAAAATAATTTGAACAAGTTGGTCAAAACAACTTTTAAAAAAAGTTGGGCAAAAATAAATTGAAAAAGTTGGGCAAAACAATTTGTAAATTACCCCGGAATTGCTGCCCGGAATTGCCCCCCGACCGCAAGCGGAATTGCCAAGCGGAATTGCTATATATCAGAATACATCATATCAAAGCAACTCATAGTATCAGGTGAATTGTTAGAATTAGTAGTGTTATCGCCATTATTGATACTAGACTGATTATTATTTTCATTATTGTTATAAGCATCTATTATAATATAATTTACAGAGTTAGTGATACTGCTTGTACTGGTAACAGTACTTGTATTTGTATTTGTATTATTTAACGTTCCATACACATCTACATCGTTTGTCTTAATGCTAATATATTCATCCTTTTGTAATTCATTATTACTTGGTTCTACTAGTTCTATTGGTTCTACTAGTTCTATTGGTTCTACTAGTTCTATTGGTTCTACATGATATTTCAGTTCTATTGGTTTTAATTCTCGAGTTTTTCCCCATGTTAAATTGTCCATTTGCGAAATAGAATACCCATAGGTTAATAAATTAACCAATGAGGCTGTTGTTAGATAAAATAGATACGACAGATAATAGTACATGGAATCTCTAAAGGATAAAGGTCTAATAAAAATCGGGATTATAAAAGCATAAAGTAGCGGAATAAGTATAAGAGTAGAGAGATATAACATCAACATGGATGGATAGACAATAATAGCTTTTATAAAAGCTATCGTGGCAATAAAAATAAAAGGCGAAAGACAATAGGTTGTTATATTAACAAACGCAGAGATGCGTTCAAAAATATTAATTCCCGGTAAATAAACCAGTAACATATCATTGGTCATTGCGCCTAAATTCCATCTGCGACGCTGTGACATAAATACGCTAATACTCGTCGGAACACTAGTATAGGCTATCGCTTTTAATGTTTGTGTAGATTGTACATAGGGGTACATTGATAACATATGGCATATATGGTTACGGTCTTCACTCGCATAAGAGCGTATATGATTAAAAATATTTTCCTTTTCTTCCGGTAAGTAATTAAACACATTCAATATAGCATTGCCACACGTTTCTTTGGATATTCGTATAATCTGATTACAGCCAGATAAACAATTTACTTTTTTTGTTATAGTAGACTGTGTAAGCCGTCGCAAGCATTGTGAAAACATATATTCGCCGTATTGATATAGATGAAATGGTGAATACATGCTTTGTTTTGTTTTATGGGATTGTAAAATATCTACATAACCAACACTGCCATGAATATTCTTATTCTTTTCAATACTTTGTATCAGTTCATATGAACAATTGTAATCAAAGATGGTATCCGCATCAATACCAATACAATATTCGATAGCAATTCCGCTATAAATATTTGTATACAATTCAGTCATGTATTTTAACAACCCATCTGATACAGAAAACTCTACTTCATCATCCGCAATATGCGTATTATAACTATAAAATAGTTTTCGAGCTAAAAATAATGAATCGCGTTTACCCATATTTTTATTTTTAAGTATTAGAATATAATCAATTGTTTCAGTGAGATGGGTATATTGGCCATTGAATATTCTAATAATGTTTCTATTGTTATCCCACGTTTTATAG